GGCTATAAATTGTATTTAATTCCTGTTTTCATTTCCCTGTTTATAGGAATTAAATTCACATATTTCTCCCTATTATCAGGATTTACACCACAAATTTGAGAAAGTAAATTGTTTTTTATCTCCTGATTTAAAAATTCACAATATCTCCTGTTTCTATACCGACAATCAGAACATTTAGACATATAGTATCTCCTGTAAATAAAAAAATGATTTAGGGAATAAATATTATTTATCCCTTATAACCAACTTCGTTTCTCTCCTTAACTTTGATATTTAACTTGTTAATAAATTCCTGTGTTTCTGTCAGGGTTTCTTTGGAATTAAGTAATTCAGCAACTTTGTCTATTAATTCCTGTTCATCTAATTCACTTGTTGCACTTGAAACTTGGGAAACCCCAGATACTTTTTGGCTTTGTTTATTTACTTTTTTGTTATTAAATTCCTGTTCCAGAATTTCGGCATATATCTTATTAAATAATTTATATTCCTGATAAGGAATTAGTGCCTTTTTCTTAATGCAACCAGAAACTAATGTTAATAATTTCTTATATTTATTTCCTGTTGCACTCTTTATCTTATTCACTTTCTCCTGAAAGGTTTTCACTTGCTTTTCATTTAATTTATTATTTCCTGTTTTCATTTTTTTCACTTCTCCTATTATATATCTTTTGTTAAGTATTTAGTGATATAATTATGGTTTCTCCCAGAAACCTATATCATTTCTCCTTAACAATCAACCTAAATGCTTTCCCCCTTTAAATACTTTTCTCCCACTATTTAGTAAGATTTAAATTCAATAGATATACATTAGACATAAACAAACCTTAAAAATATCTATTGCCTCTTGGAGGCTGTGCTTAGTTACAATTCCAAACTATAACGATTTCCAGAAGGAAGACCTCAGCCGGGAAACATTTGGCTGGTAGCATTTATTTATATATTTGAAGTGTATAGGCCTTTAAAAATATTGTGGTATAACGGATCAAATCGTGAATAGGGGGTTTATATACTTTCCGATTGACAACAGGAGGGATTTTTTCTACTATAAAAAACTTCTCACCATATAATATAATTGAGGAAGGAAGAAATGTGCACATATCCTTTCAAATTCTTTTTTCGTCAAATATGGTGAGGCAATGCTAAGCCGGGAAGGATGGAAGGGTACATTTACTTTTGAGTATATATGGTAAAAGAAAATAAAATTTTAAAGTATAATTTGGAATCTGAGGTAGATGCTATGTTAGATAGTGGTATGAGCCTTGAACAAGTGGCTACTACCATAAAAAATAGTCATTCAGATATCATAGATTTACAAAATCTATCCTCTATGAGCATAATGAGATACAGGAATAGCAGAGATAAAAGTAAAATGGTAGAAGAAATAGGTGAAGGTAAAGATCCCGTTGATATATTCGTTAGAGAATTTAATACCAGAATGAAAGCTTTAGATAAGAAAACTGATACCCTTTATAATAAGTGTGTAAATTTATTGAATAAACTAGAGAAAGAAGATAATAGTGAACTAATACTTAAGGCTATAAGAGAAACAACAAATAATATAGACCAATCGAGAAAGAATTGGACCTCACTAGCTCAATATGGAATTAGACAAACTTCAAATATCTACAATATTAATATGAAAAAGGAGCAAAATATTAAAATTATGCTATTAGAGTGGGCGAGAGATTTATGCCCTGTATGTAGAGAAAAAATATTTAACGTATTTGAAGAGATATCTCAAACAAAAGACAAGGAGACATCTCAAGAAATTATCAAGGAGGAAAATGTAAATGCCTGAATATGTAACAATGGAGGTTCCTGGTTATAAATTAGGTAAGACTATAGAAAAATATTTAATAGAATTAGCTATACTTTTATTAATAACCGCATTAGCATGGGTTGCAGATTCTGTAATACCAGAATTAACGATAGATTATCCAGAATATGCTGGAATACTGGCTATATTAGCACCATTGATTCATGCACTTATAAATTGGATGAAGCACAGAAATGACGTAGCTACTGTACGAGTAGACCCAGCTACAGGTATTATTATAAATAATGAATAATCATACTTCGGTTCTTTTTTGATATTACAAATCCTTTGGATTCATTTTAATTCTTGAAGGGCCTTGGTATGTTTGTGATGTGAATTTGAGGAAAAAGGTGATCAAGATATGGATATAGACGCATGGTTAACCACAGCTGGAAAATGGATATTGCCATTTTTGGGATTAATTTTCTTATTCCAAAAAATACTAGGTCTTACATTCAGCTTTGGATTTAGCTTCTAGATATTAAGAAACTAAAAGAGAATGAAATAAAATGTTATATGTTTTTTTATTCTAATCGATACATGGATAAAGATATAGAGATTCTAAAATACGCATTAAAACCAGAACCATTTATTGTAGATATCCTTGGCTTACAGTGTAAGGATTTCCATAAAGAATGGTTAGATATGATAGAAAGCAGTGATTTCGTATCGTTTCAAGCTCCTAGGGATCATGGAAAGACATTTATGATTGGAGCTTATATAATTTGGAGAATAGTTACAGATCCTAATATAAGAATTCTAATAGTAACAATTAACCAAGACAAAGCTGATGAAATGATGACATTTATTCAGCATCACTTGGAAAGAAATGAAACACTAAAGCAAATCTTTGGGGAACAGAGGGGATGGAGTAGAGAATGGTCCCGTTCTACCTTAAGAGTTATGAGAGCTGGAAGTACTGGAATTGCTCATAAAGAACCTACATTATCTGTATTTGGGATAACAGCATCTATGATTGGCGGACATTATGAATTGATAGTGTTAGATGATATTATAGATCAAAAAAATACTGGAACTCCATTACAGAGAAAAAAGGTAGAAAGTTGGTATAATAATACACTCAAACCTATGAAAGTACCAAAGAAAGGAAAAATAGTCTGTATAGGGACTAGATGGCATGAAAATGATTTTCATAATTTCATAGCTAATATACCAGGTTATATATCAAAAAGATATCAAGCTATAATAAATGATGAAACCAAAGAGGTTCTCTGGCCAGAAAGATATAGCTATGAAGAACTACAAAAAATAAAAAGTCAAGGAATGGTATCGTTTGAGTTACAATATCAAAATAACATAATATCAACTGGTGAATCTCCAATAAAAATGGATTGGATACAATTAGCTATGAGTGAATATAAGAATATAATTCCCCCTTATGAAACTTTTATGGGAGTAGACTTGGCTTCTAAGGGGGAAGATTCTGACTATTTCACAATTACAGTTATAGGAATTAAAGATGGATGTGTGTATGTTCTAGATGGTATAAGAACTCATGCCTCTATGTTTCATCAATTTGAATTGATAAAATCTTTTGATGAAAAATGGCACCCATCTAAGATAGGAATTGAAGCTGGGGCTCAACAGAAGATAATAACAGATCAATTTATGGAGATGAGTACATTACCAATATTTCCTATCAAATCATCTTCTGTATATGGTAAAGACATTAGAGTTCAAAGATTATCAGTATTATTTGAAACCAATAGAATACTAATAAACCCAATATTAGCAAGTTGGGCTGATGAATTAATAATGTATCCTAGAGGAATGTATGATGATACAATAGATAGTCTCTCATTTGCTATACAAAGTTCACAGCTAGAAAATGAGAAGAAAATAGATTGGATGGAAGTCAAAAATATGTTATCCTCAACTAAAGAGACTATAATCAAGAAATCATCAGATGTTAATAAATTCTATAAAATCGTAAAAATCTAAAGAGGTGTTTTTAATTTCAACTGAAGAGATATATATAGGAGGAAAGGATATATCCAGGTATATTTCAGCTTGTTTCTTTTCTTTAGGAAAGGAGAAAACAATTAAAATTGTAGCAAGAGGAAATAATATTAAGAGAGCTCTGGATGTATTAGCTATCCTAGTTAGAGATTATTTGGATAATCCAGAATACACAGTAAAGGTCGGTAGCGAACCTTTTGAAAATAGAAATGTAACTACCGTAGAAATACTATTATCTGGAACTAAAAAAGGCTCCATAGAAAGAAAAAAGTCTTAATTTAATAATAAAGTGAATACTAATGGGAATGAAAAGTTCATTAAGAAAGTTTTTAGGTTTTCCTAAAAAATCTATCTATTTGCTAGATGATGGTAGACCTAAAACTATAATAGCAACAGGTAAAACCCAAATGGGAGGGATGTCCTCCCCAGAAAGAAGTGAGAGCCTTCTTAAGAAATTTTGGGATTATTATGAAAATGAGAATACAGTATTTGCCGCAATCCAAACTATAGCATGGACTACAATAATGGTAGGCTATAATCTAACATCAAATGATTTAAAGGCTAAGGAACTAATACAAAAATATCTAGACTATTTGGATATAGATTTATTGCTACTTGATAATGTTATTTACGCTTTAGTATATGGGGATGCTTTTATAGAAATAGTCAAAAACTCTAACAATAAGATAACATCTCTTAAAACAGTGGATCCAATTACCATGGTTATCAACACCGATAAATTTGGAATTATAACAGGATATCAACAAAAAATACAAGGAATATTACAAAAAACTATTTTGAAACCTGAAGACATTATTCATATAAAATTCTTTACCAGATCAAAAAGTCCTTATGGAATATCATTAATACAACCTTCAAAAGGGACTTTAGATAGGAAAATAGCCACTGATGAAGCTATAGCAAATGCTATTATAAGACATGGATGTTACGATGATAAGACAGAAATACTTACTAAAAATGGATGGAAGTTATTTAAGGATTTAGCAAAGAATATTGATGAAGTAGCTACTTACAATCCAGATAAAAGTTGTTTAGAATATAAAATTCCAAAGGAATATGTAGAATATGATTGGGATGGGAAACTTGATAAATATGAGACTGATTATATAGACCTATTAACCACCCCAGACCATGAACATTATTGGAAATTTAAGCATCGATTTGATGGGAAAGAGTATTGGACAGATTACAAAAAGACTAAAAATAGAGAAACAAGTTGTTTTAAATTTAAAACCTACACAGAGAATTTCATTGGGGAATTATCTGAATTACCAAAGGAATTTTCTGGATGGTCATATGATCAATACATCAAGTTATTAGGATGGTATCTTTCAGAAGGATCTCTACATCATGATAAAGAGATAATAATACATCAGAATGAAAATTCAAAACATTATTTAGAGCTAGATGAATTTATGCATACTCTTCCTTTAAAATGTAAAGATTATCATAGATTCAGAGAAAATGCAACAGGGTATTCTCATGAATTTAGATTATATAGCAGTGAACTCTGTAAATATTTTAAGCAATTTGGAAAGCACGATAAAAAATTTATTCCAGTAGAAGTTAAGAATTATCCAAGGAAACATCTTAAATTATTATTAGACACTTTATTAATGGGAGATGGACATAAAGTTAGTGATACTGAATATTATTATTATACAACATCAAAGCAATTAGCGGATGATGTCCAAGAGATATCAATTAAATTAGGGTATTCAACTACAATTAAATTTAAAGAGTCTACAAATGAAAAATGGAAAGATACTTATGATGTTAGGATAAGAAAAATACAAGGGATGGAACCAATATTCTATAATCATTTGATTGAAGAAGAATATTATAAAGGAAAGGTTTATTGTGTTTATGTTGATAATCACGTATTCTTTGTTAGAAGAAATGGCAAAGTAATATTATCAGGTAATACTTCTAAATATCTAGTTAAGGTTGGGACTGAAGAAGAATTCCCTCCACCGGAAATATTTACAGATATTAAAAATGAACTAGAAGATATAACATACATTAATGAGATTATAGTCCCAGGATTAGTGGATGTAAAAGCTATAGATGAAAAGGGAGTAGCTGGTGTAGAAGAATATTCAGGAACATTTCTACAACAATTAATTACAGGCTTACTCTGTCCTCCAGAAGCTTTAGGAATGGGAAAAGGTTCCACAGAAGCAACTGCATCAGTTCGTCAAATGCTATATGAGAGAATGATAAGAACATTCCAAATTAGAATAGCTAATCTTTTAAGATTAGAAGTATTAAACAAGATATTAGCACAGAATGGATTTGAGCCCAATTTAGTTAAAATAAAATTTAATTCAGTTACCGATGCTGATGAAGCTGTAAAAGCAAAATGGCTTGGGGACCTTTTAAGGGGATATGACCCAAGACGAGGAGAGGAGAAACCATTTACAATTGATGAAGTTAGAGCTATGTTTGGGTATGGTCCAAAAGAAATTGGACATGATAAGGAGGTACCAACTCCTCAAGAAGAGCCCAATGTTGAAAATGAAGAGAATGTTGATGAAGAAAAATATCCACAACCCCATAGTTCCTCTAAACTACAACGCAAAAGTTCTAACAAAAAGCACAGACGTAAGAATATATAGAGAAGCAATACTATTAACTCCCGGTGAATATACCGATTCTATGTCTAGCTATCCAGTATATTATACAGAAGATAATCTCAAAAAAAGTGCAGTAAATTGGAAAGAAAATTATCTCAATATAGATCATTCTTATGAGGTCCTTAAACGACTTGGTTTTGTAAAAAATACTTACTATAGAGATAAAAGTCTTAGAGGAGATTTATATATATTTCCTATAACTCAAACAGCTAGAGATGTCATTTCTCAAATAGATGCAGGAATGATTAATTGGTTATCAGTTGAAATTATGTCCAATGATTATTGGGATTCAAATATCAATAAAAAATGTGCTGGTGATATAGAATATATAGGAGCTGCTATTGTAACTATGCCAGCTGATGCGAAAACCCGTATAATAGAAAATGGACCAGCTCCGAGGAATTATGACTGAAACAAAGATAGTTTGTTCATTTTATAAAAAATGTAAAAATTATAATAAGGAATGCTATCATTGTAGATGGAATGCATCTATTGATATTTCAGATTTTCTTATAATGGAAACTAAAGACGGAAAGATTATTAGATTTCTATGAAGGATAAGCCTTTATTAGTAGCTGGGTGTCCACTTTGCGATATATTCCTAGATAAAAAAGTAAGAACTAAACTCTATTGGCCTAATAGTGAAAATGATATATTAGATTCTGAATTTATCATAATAGATTGTGAAACCTGTAAAATTCCAATGCTAGTATTCAAAGATCATACCCCAAATATAAGTAAAGAAACTTGGGGTAGGATATTATATAGATGTAGAAATGTTTTTGGAAACAATATAACACTAAGAACAAAAGCAAGAAGAATATTTGATCATTTCCACTGTCATATAATTATAGAAGATAAATATGGAAAATAAACAGCTATTAAAAACAATAGAAATAATATGTTATTGGGTCCTTTTTGCTCTGGGCCTTTATTATGTAATTACAGAAGTGGTAATATAGATGCCAACTAAATGCGGTAAAAGAGATTCAAAGGGAACTTATTGTCAATGGGGAAATTCTGGAGCACATTATTATTACACCCCAGGAGATGAAGAGTCTATGAAGCGAGCAAGATCTAAGGCAGATAAACAAGGACAAGCAGCACATGCTAGTGGATATAGAGGAGGTGAAGATGAAATGAATGAATGCCCAGAATGTGATTTAAAAGCTCTTCCAGATGTTAACCCAAATGAAGATGAACAAACATATGTATCTAGATGCATAAAATTTGAAACAGAAAGAAGTCCAGATAGAGATTCAGAACAAATCCAAAGAATGTGCTATGAAAAATATAGAGAAGCTACAGGTGGGAAGAAACCATCTGGTGTTAAAAAAGATATAATGAAACAGATTAAATCTGAATTGGAACAAATAAAAGCAGACCTTGAAGAATTGAAAAAGAGTCAAATAAAAAACTAGCACTGACCCCAGACTATTATTCAACTTCTAAGCCATATTACAGATTCGAACTTAATCTCTTGAAAGAAGAATTAGAATCAGCTGGATGGTCTGGGAAGAAATTATTAATTGACCCTAAATGTGATGGTCTTAGATTATCCCTTGGAAAAATAAATGGAGAGCCATTCACTTACGTTGACCCAGAACTATTAAAAAAGAAATCTCCTGACATTTCAGGAAGACTTCCCCTCATAATTAAGGAACTAAACAACATACCTGATAACACTATTCTGGATGGAGAATTTATAGCAGTAAAAGGAGATGAGATTCTCCACAGAACCACTGCAAATTCTCTATTGAATGCAACTAATTTCCCTCCAGAAAAACTGGCTGAATTTGCAAACATATTTGTATTCGACATACTCGTCTTTGAAGGACAAGATATCAGAAATCATCCTCTACATGAAAGAGTAGAATATCTACAGCGAATACAACCAACAGAACATATTTGGATAGAAAAACAGAGCTCAGACTCCTTTCTAGTAGATGGATCTGACCTCAATGAAATAAATGAAATTATAGATAGGATATTAAGTAATAAAATTGGTAGACCCAAATATCTTTCTGAAGGAGTGATGATAAAGGATATCAATCATCAGTATGAAACTCCACAAAATAAGGGATGGGGGAAATTAAAGAAATTCTATGAGATTGATGCAATCATATTAGAAAAATATCTGGTTAAAAATAGTAAAGACACATTTAATTTTCTTATTGGAATAGATATTTCTGAGGATTATGCCAAAAATATTATAAATGTTGGAACTTCTGAGTGGTATAATTCTATTGGTGTAATTAGAGATAATAAATTTTATAGAGGTAAAGATGCAATTCTCACCTGAAATTAGAAAAATAATAAGTAATAAGAAAAAACAATGGTGGAGTGAGCATCCAGAAGAAAAAATCAGGGTTTCAACAATTCATAAATTTCATAAAAAAATAAATAAAACAAGATTTTGTAAGTATTGTGGTAAAGAATTTCAATATAAACAGAAATCCCAAAAATATTGTAGTCCAGAGTGTGGATTTAAAGGAAGAGATTTCACAGGGAAAAATAATCCAAATTATAAAGGTAGCTATGGAATCTGTAAATATTGTGGTGGTTCTCTTCCAGATTTAAATCATAAAACTTATTGTTCAATGAAATGCATGTCCGAAGATTATAAAGAAATACTATTACAAGAAAATAATCCTCATTGGAATGGTGGTAAATCAACTTTCTACGATTCAGAAGAATGGGAAAAAATAAGAAATGATATTTGGATTAGGGATAATTATACTTGCAAATTATGTGGGGCAAAAGGAAAAATATGTGTTCATCACATAGATAAAAGAAATTTAACATTTGATGATTCTCCAAATAATTTAATTACACTTTGCTGGTCTTGTCATCATAAATATGAAAATAAACCAGAGGTCTTTGATGGCATCCGATAGATGGGTAATGATACTTGGTAAATCTGATAATGCAAAGCCAAAAGAAGAAATTAATAAAGGTGATATAGTGAGATTTCTTACTGAAGAGGTATTAAAGACAGAAAATCCTAAATTCCAGAATTATCCAAGATATTCTACTTATATATCAAGATATGCTGAAAAGATTCCAGAAAAAAATATATCAGACTCTTTAGAAGTATTAGATAAACTTTCACAATTCCAACCAAAAAGAATGCCAATAGAAGAAATTACTAGAATAGAGCAATCTGTAATGAATCCAGATCTACAACAAGAACAGATAGGAGATTATAAACCATCCGGGCATCACGCACCTCCAAATGAAAATCTACCAGGTGAGGAAGTTGTGGAATCTAGATTAATGACAGTAATCAGTGAACAAATAGATAGAGAATTAGTTGAAAGAGAATTAAGAGATCTTTCTTATAAATATCCAGCATCAATAGCTGACATAATGAGACTAGCAGAAATAGCTAAAGAAGAAATCCAAGAATGGGTTAATAAAAAAAGAATACCTGGAAAAATTTATAAAGAACTAGCTAAACCAGGAGAACCTTTACCTAAAAGTTTGTATGTAGATCAAAAGAAAGGAGAATTTTGGGCTCAACTTCACATTAGATCCATTACTCCAGAGCAATATGAATCAGTAAAAAGTGGAAAAACTCCATTGTGGAAAGTTCTAATAGGAAATTCTTATCACACTGATATAAGATGCAATTTTGAAGATTTGCCAAAATTAGTTCAAGTTGTTGTTACAGAAGAAAATATTCAAAATATGATTAAAACATTTAAAGGGGAAAGGAGAGAAACAGCGGGAGGAATAAATGTCAGCCATTCGATGGTAGTATCAAAACCTTCTGGAGAACCGCCAGGATATATTAAGAAATCATTAGATGAAGAAACTATACCAGCATTAGATGAGGAAGGAGCCAAGATAGCAGCTTCATTAGATTTAGGAGAATCTAGCTATTGGATTCAACCTGGGGGAATAGGAGCAACAGCTAAAGATTATGCTTATATGATGCATATTTGCTCCGGTAAAATAATAGAGGGAGTCGTTAGAGACGATTTAAAAGAATGGTTCTTATATAAAGAAAAGGCAAATGATGATATATTAAATGGAAAATTCACCATAAAGTGTCTAAATGATGGGACTAGAAATAGATTTGAAATTTGGAAATCTATTAGCAATCCACTTCCACTTGATCCTATAATGCATAGCTGTACAGATTCTCACTGGCTAATACCATCAGAAGATGTTAAAGGAATTGGGCGAGAGGTATATAGAAATGATAGCCAGGAACTTTATAAAAGGAAATTATCATGAAAACATCCATAAAGATATGTCCACAATGTAAACAAGAATTTTCTATACCTAGAAGGCATCTAGCATTGAGAAAATATTGTAGTCGTAAATGTTATTGGGAGTCACTTAAAACTCCATGGATTAATAAAATTTGTCAATATTGTGGAAAGGAATTTTCTTGGCATCCAAAACATAAGAGTAAAATTGGTAAATATTGTTCAAATGAATGTAGTAGAAAAGCTAATCCACCTCCAGTGAGATATGGACCTAAAAATAATAGATGGAATCCAAATTTAACAGACGAGGACAGGAATTTTTATAAAACTACATATTGGAATAATATTTCTAAACAGATATTAAATAGGGACTATCATACTTGTCAACTTTGCGGTGAAGAGCAACCGATGCTAAATGTTCATCATAAAATCTTAAAATGTGAAGGTGGGGATGAGTCTTCAGACAACCTCATTACACTTTGTATATATTGTCATAGGCAAGTTCATGATAAAAATCTTAATATCGATGCTTGTTTAAAAGAATTTAATAATAGATACAAATATTTAGAAAGTAAATTAAGATAATGTTATATGTTAATAGAGAGAGGGAATTATGAGTCTAACTAAATTATGTAGTTGTTGTAAAACTGAATTTTTAACTACTCAGTTTAATAAAGACAGACATAAATCAGATGGTTTAAGAATTTATTGTAAAAAATGTGATAGATTAAAAAGTAACAGTTATTATAATAATTTACATCCAAATAAAAGAATTTCTAAAAAAAAATATATTGGTAATTATGATGAACGCCAAAGACAGGCAGTTAAAACTTATAGAGAAACTGAAAAATATAAACTTAATAGAAAAAAATATAAAGAGAAAAAATATGTTAAAAAATTAATTTATGAGTCAGTTCAAAAATGGAGAAAAAATAATCCAGATAAAATTAAAAAATATGACTCCCAAAAAAATTCTAGAAGAAGAAAATATTTATTTATAGAATTATTTGATAATTTTTATCCGTCAGAGATTGAAATTGATTACCATCATATTAATGATATATTAGTTATACCTATACCAAGAAAAACTCATCTTTCGTTTTCTTGTAATAATAAGGAAAAACATAGAGAATTATGTAATAAATGGATTGATAATCTATTTAATGTTAGTAATATAACAGGTGAATAAGATGAGTTTGATCGGCGGTTATAGAGCATCAGGCCCCACTAGCGTATCCGGTAGTGTATTTTCATCTACTATAATTAATTTTACTGGTTTTAAACCCAGTTCGATGACAAATGGAAATGCATTAGCTGTATGTATGTTTAAATGGGATCCAAGTGCTAATATGTGGGTTCCTTATACGGGATAATTATGGATATAGATTCATTTGTATCTGCAATTGGAGTTTCTATATCTATTCTTGCTTTCATCTATCTAATAATTAGAAACAAAATAAATGACCTAATAATATTTAAAACTGATATTGAAAAAAGAATTACATCACTAGAAACAAAGATTACTCCATTCTGGAATTGGGTTGATAGGGAATTACCAAAAATTTTACATTCCCCACATAAAGTGGAATTGGATAGTTTATTGGAAAAATATGAAAAAAAATCCTTAATGAATGCCAATGAACTAGAAAAGCTAAGATGTTTGATTAATGATGAAATCCATCATTCAAATAAGGATAAAATATTATTATATGTTTTATTCTTGAATAATCTAGATAATTATATAGAAGAGAGAGGAAAGAAATAATGGAACAAATATTATTATTTTCAGAGGTTTGTGTATTCGTTATTATATTAATTGCATTTCGCTATGTATACGAGATATATCAAAAATTTCAAAACAAGGCATTAGTTCTTACATTTAGTGGAGTTCTTGGAATATGGGCTCTTAATAGTTTACTTAGAATAATTGAGATTATTAATGTGAATTTTGATGACATCCTCTTTAGATCACTTCTTGGTGTATGTAAAGCGATTTTAACATTAATGTTTTTAATTTATTTATATAAAGCAATAAATAAGTATTTATGAATAAAAAATCCAATAATAATGAAATATTTAAGAAATTCGAAGACTATATCTTAACTATAGAAGAGAGACTCTTTAAATTAGAAGAAATTAGACAGATAGCTGAAGATGCTAGGATTAAAGCTGAAGATGCTAGGATAGTAGCTGAAAAAGCTCGTCAAAAAGCTGAATTTATCAGAGAGGAAATATTTAAAAAATTAAAGGAGGTATTTCAGAAATCATGAATATAAAAGAATTATCAGAGCAAGCTGAAATCCAACAATATGCTAATTGTCCATCAAGTGGTAGAGGTAATTTAGAACTAACTTTGGAATTAAAATCTATACTTCCAGAATTGAAACAGATATCCATCAGAAAACCATTTGCTATGATAGTTGGCTCTATGGCAACACAAGGAAAAAGCAACAATGATATCGATATAGTTATTAGGGGAGAAGATTTAAGTGATAAAGTTAAAGAAGCCATCAGTTTTAGACTTTACAGACTTTTCTCTAAAATTTTACAATGTCCTTATGATGATACACCTAAATATTTACATTTACATTTCAATAATGCTGGTAGCTACACATCATATATCCCAATATATGAATTAAATCTTGTTCCAGTTAAAAATTTAGATACTATTTATATGTCTAAAATTCCATTTGATCTTAGAGGTAATATCAAATTTTTCTCCAAAGATGAAACTAATGGGAAAAGAATAATAGCAGGTTATGCAAATGTAGCCGTAGTTGATAGTGAAGAACAGTTCATTCCAATAGAAACTTTAAAGAAAGGAATAGACACTTTATTATTAGACCCATACTATTCTAATCTAATGTTAGTTCATCAAAGTATCCAAATTGGTAGAATAATTGAAGGATTTGGTGACTATAAGACTCATGTTGATGAGAAAGGATTATTTATAGTATGTGAAATTAGACAAGATCTAGAAACTGCCAACGAAATTTGGGATAGCATTTTGAATGGAGATATAAATGGATTTTCCATAGGATGTGAAGTTCTAAAATCCCATGAAAAATGTGATGAAAAGAAATGTGTAGAAATCTTAGATGAAATACACATATTTGAGGTTAGTGTTTGCACTGATCCAGTCAATGAAGAATCTGGATTTGTAGTAGTATCAAAGTCAAAAGTTGATGTATGTAATGAATGTAATATAGAAAATGATGAAATGAAAACAAAAACTGTATCAAAAGCTGAAACACCAAAGGAAGAAGAAAAGAAAGATGCTGAAATCACACCAATAGATCAACCTGTAGAACAAGATAAATTTTCAGAAATAGAACGCAGAATAAATGCTCTTGAAACTCTAATAAATGAGACTAAAATTTCAGAAGAGGAAATACCTCCTGAAGATAAATCTACACCAGAAGAAAATGCTAATTTAAAAAATGTGGAGGATTTAGCATTATTCATGTTGGATTACATTATAAATAATCCAAAATCAAGTGCTCAAGATATAGCTAAGGCATGGATAGAAAGCAAGAAATTACCTCCTGCAAAGAAACCAGAGGAAGAAGAGGAGGAGGAAGAAGCACCTCCTGAGAAACCAAAAGAGGACAAACCAAAAGAGGATGAAAATTATCCAAATCCTAAAGAGCCATCAAAATATCCATATCCAGAGAAAATGTCTGAGGCTATCGGAAATCTAAATGCAGTGGTTGATAGGCTTACTAAATTAGCTGATAAGGATGAATTAAAACTGGCTATAAAAGCCCGAGATGACCAAATCAATGCCTTAGAATTACAAATAAAAACTCTATCAAAGTCCAATTTAATCACAGAGGATAAAGGAGAGCCTAAAACAGTTAAAGCTGACGAAGAAGTAACTTTGGAAAAGGATAATCCAATAAAAATAGAACGTGGTTCAGTTTACTTTAAAGAATAATGTTCAATGTAATTTATCAATGTAAAAATTAAAAAGGGGTAGATTATGTCTTTTACAAGCCCAACAGATGACATAATAATTCAAGAAGGCACATTCGCTTTTGACTACACTGCATCTGGAACAGTTTATGGAGGCCAATGTGTGGTCCCAGAACATGGTCCAGGAAATGTAGGTATGTACGTAAAAGCGGCAGGAACAACTACAGCAGGAGCTGTAGATAATTTTATTGGAGTAGCAGCATACCAAGCTGATAACGGTGAAAAAGTTGCAGTCTATGGCCCAGGAAATATAGTTAGATGTATAGTTTCTGGAGCAAGTAACTGTAATATAGGTGATGATTTGATGACAGCATACGAAGGAAAAGTAACTCAAGATGGAGCAGCAGCAGGTAAAAAAATAGGAGTAGCATTAGAAACACAGGCTACAGCAAATGGAACTGTTAAGGTTCTCTTGACTTAAGAATCTAGGAGGATATTATGACATTTACAAGTCCTACAGATGATATTATAGTTCAGGAAGGAACATTTGCTTACGATTACATAGCATCAGGTACTATTTATGCAGGTCAGTGTCTTGAAGCAGGAACAACCAGCTCTATGGAAGTTGAAGTGGCAGAGAACGCTACTGATGCTTTTGTTGGAGTGGCAGCATATAACGCAACAGATGGAGAGAAAATTGCAGTATACGGACCTAAAAATATAGTAAGATGCATAGTTAAAGGAACGAGTGTGTGTAACATTGGAGATGATCTCTTTGTGTCAGGTTCTGAGGGTAAAGTATCTAATGCAGCTATAGACACTCCAATAAACCATAAGATAGGAGTAGCACTCGAGACACAAGCCACAGATGGTGGAACTGTTAAAGTTCTTTTAGTGTAATTATTTATATTCCATGTATGTAAATCAATGTTTATTTAGAAAGGTAAGGAAATAAAGTATGTCTAAGTTAACAAAATTATTAGAATTTGGTTTTGCAGGAAATACTGAGCGTTCAAGGATGCTTAGTAAGGAATCTTTCAAGAAAACAGTCGGTGAAGATGTCCACAAATTGCTTCAATCTGAGGCTAATGCGATTACAAATTCAACTCTAGTTCAAGAAGAGGTCTATAAGAAAATTATAGAAGGTATGGAGCCAGTAAAATGCATGAGAGAAGTAATTCCAGTTATAAAAACAGATACCTATTCAATTAGATTTGTTAAAGGTGAAACTGGAACATACGCTACGAAAGTAGCTGAAGGAGCAAAAATATCAATAGATACCCAAACTTACTCAAAACAAGATATCACCATAGAAAAATGGGGTACACGACCACTGATTACCAATGAATTAATCGAAGATTCTTTATTCGATATAGTTGAATTAGAATTGAAGAAAGCTGGAGCAAGAATGGAAAATGCTCTAAACAGACAGTGCTTATATCAAATTTTACAGGGAACTTATGCAATATCAACCAATTCACTAAGTCCAGCTGGACCTCACATATCTATTTCAGATATAGCTCAGGCAGTTGGAAAGGTCAAAAAACAAAATTACATTCCAGACATATTAGTTCTTCATCCAACAGCAGAAGCATATCTGTTACAAGATTCAAATCTTGCATATGTGTCATTTGCTGGTGGTCCTGGGGCTTTAAGACAAGGAGACATAGGTAAAACAATAATGGGATTAAAACCATACACATGTACAGCAACAGATGCAGCATCTCCACTCTGGGAAGATTCAACTGCAGGAACTGATGTTACAGCATTAGTATTTTCAAAACAAGATCTAGCCGCAATTTGCATGAGACGTGACTTAACAATTGAACAATATGATGATCCTATCCATGACCTAGTTGGTATTTCACTAACTATGAGATTCGGAACTGATGTTCTAAGAGAAAACGCTGGATGTAAAATCTATCATAAATAATAGCATCAAATTTTTTAGATGCTATCTCAATTTTTTATTTATGTTTAATGTCAATTTATTCAAATTGTTTGGTTAAAAACCAAGATTTAGAGTAAAAAGAGAAAATAAAGGTGATTGATAATGCCAGGAGCTAAAATTCCTGTATTAGAAGTAGAAAATCTTTTAGTTACAAAAAATGGTAGAGGACTATTAATATACAACGATGGTAAAAATGTTCTATTAGGTCAATCATGGACTGGAATTTCATCCAATAATGCAAATGCAGATAAAAAATTTTTTCCAGCTGCAAGCTCATCAGGTTATATCGGTATAAACATAATTTCTGGTAGCACATATGGACCAACAGGAGCTATTTATTACATTCCAATATATAGCAACGTAAACACCAACTTATCTAGTTAAGAAAGGTGATTTAATGGAAAAAACAAATATTCCAGTATTAGAAGTTGAAAAGTTAATAATCCAAAAAAATGGCAGAGGATTCATATTCCATGAATCTGGTAGAATGACTCAAGATTGGGCTGGTTATAGCGCCACTGGAGGCACTCAGGGTAGAATGTTTCTAATTGCCCCAAGTTGTTCTGGATGGCTTAAAATCGGTATTATATCTGGAAGTACTTTCGGTCCAACAGGAGCTAGTTATTTTGTCCCATTGTTTAAAACCAGAACTACTTATTCCTCAGTGTAGGTGATTATTATTCTACATGGAAAAGGAAATCAAGCTTTCTTCACTGATAGTTTTGAAACTAAACGTAGAAAAGGCTTAGAGGATAAGAATAAACTTACTGATGAGGAAAAATCCATTTATGAAATATCAGGTTCAGATGGTGGTGGTAGAACTAATCCAAGCACTTATGAAATTAAACAATTTCCTTTTCCAGTTAATCCAACTATAAGAAAAAGAAAAACTGTAGATATTAGAAAAGTCGATCCGAGAATAGGGGAGATGTCAGATTAGATATGTATACACCAAAGTATGTTACTGAAAAGGATGTTCGTAATTTTTTTACACCTCCTTTAGATTATAATGATTTAGGAACTGCAGAACTTCTTTTAAAGATAGAATCCGTAGAAGATATGGTAGAAGCTGTTTACTTTAGTGATTCAGTTACCACATCAGCAAAAGCTAGAATTCCCTGTCTTCTATTAATTGCATCAAAAATTATTCTCAATCCAACTTTAGCAAAAAAATATTTTACACTTAATAAGGAGACTCTAGGCGATTATTCCTATGAACTAGGACTTGGAACTAGAGGAGTAGTTCAGTCTCCATATGCTATATCAAAAACATGGGAAGATTTTGCATTAGATATGCTTAAGAATCGATCAACACTAGTTAGATTTGGTCTTTGGAAGGCTAATGATTAGATGTCTTATAGACCTAGTAGTTTGTATCCAGAAAATTGGAATCGTCTAAGACACTCCATATTTAAAAGGGATAGATATATCTGCCAACGTTGTGGTAGATATTGCAAAGGATTTGCAGATTGTCATCATAAAATACCAATTAGTAAAGGAGGATCTCATAGTCCAGAAAATCTAATGACTCTTTGCCACTTCTGTCACGAAGAAATATCTTTAAGGAATTATGACTTTTGAAAGTTTATTGAATAATCATATATATCTAAGAACTAGATATTCATCCCAAAATATGCTTGGGGAATGGACTTATGTATATTCTTCATCATCCATACCTACTATATGTAGAATAGCTCCATTAACAGCTTCTGAGAGAATAGATACAACTGGTTTATATGATAATGTTAGACATAAATGTTTTTGTCTCTCATCCGCAGCGATAGTTAGAGATAGTCAGATATCATATCGTAATGAATTGTATAGAGTTAAAGAGGTAATTATAGATAGTAGTCATCACCATAAGACTGCTTTACTTCAGCTGATAGCATGAAACTAAAATTTGAGACTAAATTAGATAAAAAAGAGTTACAGAATATTCTAAATAAAGTTAATAATCTAGAAAAAATAATCAATTCCAATCTAGTTGAAGCTCTTACTAAGTCAGCTGAGAAACTAGGTCATTATGCCAGAGAGAATGTAAGAAATTGGGCAGCAGAACCTGGATTATCCCAAACCGGAGGAGCTATTGCAAATGAGAGTAGTTGGATGACTAATTCAGAAAATAATAATATGGTCTCAATATCTTGTATATCAAATCATGCAGCAGTAGTTGAATTTGGCGGAGAATTAACTGGGACATCTTTAGTAGTAATGACTAAAGGACCAGGTTATCCAATTGGGAAACAACAAGGAAAACCTCCTATAATTAGAAAATCATTTTTAATACAACAGCCAATGGCATATTTTAGAAGTGCCAAAGATTCCGATTATGTTAGATGGCAATTAAGACAATCCATACGAAGTGATTTAGCAACAGTTATAAAAAATAATATTTAATATGTCTTTACAAACAATTAGAAAAATAAGAGGATACCTAATTAGTTCCTCTTCAGTAACGGCTTATGTCCCAACTAGAAAGATAAAAGTTGGATGGCCAAAAACTTTAGACGAATTCCCATGTATAATAATTTCTCAAGTAACTGGAACTGATATGGGATATCTAGGTTATGGAACATCGGCTGCAGGTTCAAAGTTGAGAAAGGAGACATCCGGCATACAAATTGATATTTATTCTAGAAACAGCAGATTAGAAACAATTCAAATAGCTGATGAAGTTGTTAAAGTATTAATATCTGGCAATTGCACTAAAGAATCTGATGTAGAATCATATAATGATGAAACTGGTTTATACCGAAAGATTCAAACTTATAGCGATACATCCTTCTTTGATGATTAATGTTAAGTTAGTATGTTATAATGTTAATAGATAATAGGTAAAAAATTATGGCAGGAACGGTAACAGGAAAAAATGCAAAAGTATATATAGCAGCCCACGCAGCTGGCAGTGCACCAGTTTTCACTGGTAAGACTCATACAGCATTCGGTATAGGAGATTTCTCTTTAACACTCAGTAGAGATACTGTAGAACAAGATCTTATCGGACAACGAGGTAATTATTTTGACCAAGGTTCATTATCAGTAGATGGCTCTTTAACATCTTGTAAATTCGCTACATCAGGATTAAATGATATGCTTGATAATATGGTTGATACAGATTATGGAACTTATCAATATCTTGCAATTTCAGGAACTATTTCTACAGATGCTGATATTGGAGCAGCTGAAAGATATTTAAGTTGGTATCTTGTATCATGCCAGGCAACTGGGTATGATGTAAGCATTGGAGACGCAGATACAGTGTCAGAAGCTAGTATAGATTTTACTCATATGGCTCCTTATAATATTGTCTATACTCATGGCGTAATCCAGGATTGTTGAGGTGATAAAAAATGGCAGGAAGTCCAACAATTTATAAAGGTGATGATGCACAAATCTACTTAGGTAGTGGTGGTGCAAATGAATTATCACATTCAGCATTGGCAATTTCAGATTTTTCATTAACACTCTCAAAAGGAACAGCGGAGCAAGAATTAGTTGGGGAGAAAGGTAACTATTTCATAGCAGGTGCTCTATCTGCAGAAGGTTCATTAACAGCCTGTAAAATGTATAGTGCAGGTTTAGGAAAACTAGTAAATCTAATGATTCAAGGAATACCAATGAGTGTTTCTGGAAGTTGTGGTCCTAATTCACTACACTTTTACTTGAGAAGCTGTCAGTGTACTGGTTTTGATTTCTCTATTGGAACCGCAGAAGATATCACAGAAGGTACAGTAGATTTTACTGTTTTATATCCATATGCTATCTCAATTTCAAGAAGTTTGCCCTTTGTTAGAATAAAGGATGAAGGGGACCTAATTTAAGTTAGATGTTTATTATCGGAGATTAAATGGCAGAAGAACAATCTAATAAATCCCAAAAAGATTTTGATGAGCTAAAGGAGAAAATAGATAAAAAGAAGGGTACGGATATTCAAGAAGTTGTTAAACAAATAGCAACAAGAGATAAACTTGAGAGAGATTATGAGGAAGATGTCCTCTACGTTACTTTCAATTCATCCCCAGAAACTAAAAGAACAATTAGAGCTATGAGACCAACTCAAAAAGAGATGATGACTATAATGAGATTATCAGCTGAAGCAGCTATTTATGAAGGAAGAATGGATACAGATTCTTTAGAGAAAATGGTATCCATTTATGATAAATTACCTGAATTAGCTGCATCTTTGGCAACTGACAAAAAATTGGACATTAAATTCTGGACAGAAAAAGTATCATTTGCAACTCTCCAAAATTTCATCACAGAACTAATTAGGGAAACTCAGAAAGGAACTGGCATTCCGGATGAAGAAATGAAAACCTTTCGTAAAGTCCGGGATAGGCCAGCTTGAAGCTAGGGTATGTGAATTTCTTCACATAACTCCTTACGAAGTTGGAAAATTACGTGAGGAGCATCCAGATAGCATATCATTTATTGAACATCATATAATCTGGGAAGCTGAAGAACGATATAAAGCACAGAAAGAAATAGAAAGACAGTCTAAAATTAGACACAGAAGAAGATAATGTTTAATGTTCTGAGTCTTTCATTATCGATTCTTAATGCAATTTCTTTTTATAAGCACCGCTTAAGAATCTATTCTGATTGACTTAATGTATTTTTTTTATTGTTTTTTAAAATATTAAATTTATTGGAATAAATTATGAGTTGGAATTATCCACCAAAAAATCTTAGTGATGAATTAACCCATACTGAATATAATGACATGGTTACTTGTATTATCAGAGCATCTGGTAATGCGATAAGTGGTGCAGAATGGTTTTGGGAATCTTCTCAGAAACTTTCTGATATGTCTGGAAATATAAATACAAAAATAAATCAAAGACCAATTGGGGACACTATTAGCAGTAACTTTTTTACAAAAAATAGTGGACAAATATTATGGTCATTTTCTTCTAACTCCAAAAGTTTATACCATCCCTCTGGATATGTAATATCAGGTGATCAGTATTCACGGGCATATGCTTCAGCACAAGCTACAAAAGAATTAGCTTATACAGATGGAACTACTATAGCTGGAGATAATCTAACTTGGGATGGGACTCATCTTAATGCCCAAGCTGGAGGTTTAGATGGAGATACTGTTAGTAGTAACTTTTTCCTAAAAGCATCCGGGAATAGATTATATGATTGGATGATTAACTCCGGTGCTAAATATAGTGAAGATTATTTATGGTTTACAAATTCCTCTTCTAGATTATCAGAGCCTGTAATTTCTTCTCAATATTATTCAAAAGCCTGGGTATCAACACAAGCTTTACAGGATTTGGCTTTTTTTAATGAAACTGATATCGATGCTCTTGGGACAATAGGAACAGGAATATGGCAAGGAACTGTAATTGATTATAATTATCTTGATACCACTGCTATTCCAAATATATCATCTAATGCAATAACCTCCTATAACTGGTATACAGAATCTAGTTCAAAGCTATCATCTATATCAGGAACCTTATCTAATAGAATAACTACACTAGAAGGATATGATGAATTTGATCATGAATTATATATAGTATCTTCTGTGTGCATAGATAGATTTGCAGATTCTAGTAATATTCAAATTAAAATTACATCACCTTCTTGGGTTTCGTCCCAAGCAGGAATATCTGGTAACTGGCGAGTTCCTTTATTTGGAAGTCTAACTGAGGCAGGTGCTGCAAATACCAGACCTGGGCAACTTATCAGAACATCTGGAAATGCAAATGGTACTTGGGTATGGATAAGCATTTGGGATGGAGCTACAAGCCCAAATTATCAATGGATGCAATTGACTTATTTGAAATTACCATAGGTGATAAATAATGGCAATATTTGGTAACACAGCCAATGGTGTAAATCAAATAGCTAATCTAGAGAATGTGGTTTGTTATTGTGGGTTTACTACTGGTTCCAGTCCGGGAACTGGAATTAGTATAACAGCTTGGATTGACTCAGATGCAAAAGACCATGCTGTGAAAGCTGCATTATACAAATCTGATAGAACTCCAGTAACTAATGGAACTACAAATGCTGGTACTGCTGCCAAGAATACAGAAGGTTGGATAACTTTAAATTTTACTGTTGCACCGAGTATTACTGCTAATACATTTTATTATATAGCCATATGGGCAGATGCTCCAGCAGGTGGAGCTGCATATATAGATGGAACCACTACAGCTAATTCTTGTTATACAGACAATGAAACCTATGGAACATGGCCAGCTACACTTGCTATAGATTCTACAATTGCTAATAACTCCCAATCTATATATTGCACATACACAGAAATCAAGGGAAGAATGACTACATTTATTACTCCTATATTCCAACTTGGAAATATCAGATGGCCTCTTAATTCAGGTCAATATAATATTGAAAGTGGAATGAGAGCATTTTCAAATAATCCCACTACCTGGAGATGGGGAACTATTGTGTCATCAAGTTCTTATTTCTATCCATCTGGAATAAAAAACGGTGGCACTTGGATTTGGGTATCAGGTTCATATATGGGTAGTGGATATGGCTGAGACATTTCCATTAACATTCCCAATAGATTTTGGTGAAGAGGAAGCTCCCTTTGAAGGAAGAGAGGGCATAATTACTTATGGTGAAGGTAAATTTATAAGTTTTGGTGTAGGTAAAATTATAATATATAAGGAATAAATAAATGAGTTTTTATGATGTTAAATCTCCAGGGGATGTAATCCAATCCTCGGATTGGAATGCCTTTACAGATTTTACAGAGGCTATATCTGGTATAGCTTATAAGCATTCTGGCAATAGATTAATTCATTCACCATCTAGTAATCTAAAAATCTGGTTTGATTCATTATATTCTCCAACAGGTTTACAGACTGGATTGTGGAGTGGAGCTTCTGAATTCTATAGTTTTTCTTCAAATGCTCAGAGTTTATATCATCCATCTGGATTGGTGATTTCAGGTCAAGAATATTCTAAAGCAGTTGCTTCTGCTCAAATAGCTTTATATGATGAAACATATTCATCAGAAGGAGATTTGACATCAGTTTTGGATGATAATTATGCAGGTTCAGGTGCATTCAAAACCCATAAAGAAGATGAAGATATCCATTTTCCATCCTCACAAATGAGAGAATGGTTTAATGCACTCTATCAAGAAAGTGGAACTTCAGCAACTAGTGATGTTGCATGGTCTGGAGCTTTAGAATTCTATGGTTTCTCATCAAATGTTAAGGACGATTTACTAAGTTTATTCAGTGCATCTACCAGCTTAGATAATAGAATAGATATTCTTGAAGGACAAGATGTTTTTGATCATGAGTTATATTCATTAAGCTCTAACCTTTATAATAGAGCTTGGATAGACGCTTTATCTGGTAGTATAGATAGTAGGATAGATGCCCTAGGTGGATTTGATCCAACTGAATATATTACAAGCACAAACGCAATATTGAGATTTGCTGGAAGTTCAGCTGCATTAAGCAAATATTTAGCTAGTTCTGCATTTAAGAGATTGAATTGGAATTCCTCTCTTTGGGATAATAGTAGTCTAATTTGGGATAATTCCTTACAATCATGGAAAGCTATGAAATCTGGTGGTGGAATATCTCAGGATGTTGCTTGGTCAAGTGCTAGTGAATTTTATTCCTTTTCATCTAATACACAGAATAATATCACAAATCTCTATGCATTTTCTACTAATTCTAGAAATATATTTGTAGAATCCGGTTTATCTAATATAAATGAATTAGCTGATGTAGATACTCAAACATCATCACCATCAAGAGATCAAGTTCTTAAATGGAATGGAACTAATTGGGTTCCGGCTGCATATGACACTACATTTGAATTTTCTATCACCTCATTTAGTGATGACCAATCAACAACTCAATTAATAGGAACAGGAGTATGGAAAGCTGGGAGTACTCTATCATTTACGGCATCCTATGAAAATGGACCTCCAGATAATTCAGATGTATACGTTGGTTATAATACAACTAATTACTGGAAATCAGGTGTTATAGGTTCTATGACTGGTGATGGAACTACAGGGACAAATTCAACTCCTATTAGCTATCCGTCTACAAAAGGATATTATTTAAGATTTATTCTAAGTTCAAATGCTGGAACAGACAAAGATACACAAACTGAAACTGCTATTTATTTTTATAATTATGTAAGATATGGCACTACCTCAGAGACATCTGGTTGGGATAGTGATGATATAAATGCTCTTACTGGTACAGTTACTAGCACATATACATCTACTTATTCTATAAATAATACTACTGCTAGTACTTATTTAATATTTGCCCATCCTTCTAACTATACTTCTCTTCACTCATCTGGAATGAAATTTAATTCTGTTATTTGTCCATTTGAGCCTCCAGTTACCGTGTCTGTTACTAATTCATCTGGATATACAGAAAATTATAAAGTTTATCGTGCAACTAATCCAACACTTGGTAATTCTTCTTTAGTAACTAGCACTTCAAATACTAAAATAAATAATTTCTATTGGGGTGGAACATCCACTGAATCAAGTTTCTCAGAATCCGATGTAGAAGGACTTGATGAGAGTCAAGTTACAAATGACCAAACTCAAACTTGGACTTCAGTTGTTCTTGATGCTGGAGAATATTTCTTATTCTGTTTCCCATCAAGACTATCAACACCTTTATTTTATGATAATGATACTGGATTTGGATTTGCAATGGAAGATCCCGAATTTGTTAATATAACTAATGTTAATGGTCATACTGAAAGTTATAAAGTATTTCGTTCTGAAGAGATATTAGGGCCAAATACTATTACATTGAGGACAGGATAATATGCCAGTAGAATTAACAGGAAAAATAACACCGAAAGGTGGAACTTTCATTGGAATGGTTGATGCTGAACAGGTTATAGGAGCAAGCGGTGCAGGTGGTTATTTACCATCATCAGCTATATCTGGAATCAAAGAATATCAATTGAAAATATCAAATACTCCATCTGATGGCTATTATCTACAGTATAAAGATTCTACAGATGAATTAACCTGGGCTGAAGTTGTAGGAGGTTCAGATGTAGCTTGGTCTGGAGCTGCTGGATTCTATACTGTATCATCTAATTATTATGGGCATTCATCTAATAAACTAATACATGCACCATCTAGTAACTTGAAAACATGGTTTGATACCATATATGAACCAATAGGCGCATCTGGTGAAAAGTGGAGCGGAGCATCTGACTTCTATGGATTCTCAAGTAATGCTAAATCTATTTATCACCCATCTGGGTTTGTAATTTCCGGTCAAGAATATTCACAGGCTTATGCAAGTGCACAAATCGCTTTGTATAAAATTCAACATGGAATAACCAGTTGGGATAATACCGAATTTATAAATTCTGGTATTAAATGGAATGGAACAAATTGGATAGCAATGCCATCTGGGGGTTCTGGTGGAGATGGATCTAGCCAATGGACTAATAGAACTGGTGGTATATATTATGAAAATGAAGTATCAATAGGTCATGCTGGATTCGATCTAGGGAATTACAAATTCCAAGTATCAGGTCCAACTTATCTAAGTGGACAAGTTACATTTAAAGGTAGTACATTTTCTGGATTAGCTGATCCAACATTTCCATCTGGAGCAGCAAATAAACACTATGTTGATACAATTTCTAGTAACATTAATTCTAAAATAATAGAAACTAGTAATGGATATGCTAATATTCAGAGTGGAGATTCAATATCACATGGTCTTTCTTCAACTCCTTCTTATGCTAGTGTATCTCCTAGTGGAATGTCTATTAACTTTGGGGCATCTTGTAGAATAGAAGGCTCTAATATTATAGCTTATCTAACAGCTCCGGGTTATAGAAACGTATTTTGGACTGCTTCTTTGTAGTCTAATGTTAAAATAAAAGGAAAAATATATGGCAACAATACCTTTTGTAGCATATGAGATTTCTGGTCTCGGATATCCGGATGAAACTCATCCATCCTCTGCAGTTAACGTTAAGTTTGTGCAAGATCAAGTAGTCGCCGCTGGTGGAATTGAAGCTGGTGCTTTTCAAGAATTAACCGCATCAACTGGATTAAGTCCATTTACCTCTACAGTAAAAGTGAGTAGCAATGCAGCTCAAACTTTAACAGTTCTAGGCTATGAAACTATATCGTCTAATGCTCAAGCAGCTCAACATCACTTATTAGATTCTGGTACTAAATATCATGGAGCTTATCTCTCAGCAAATAAAGTTTTAGACACATTTGACCATGATTTATATGTAGCATCATCTATAGCTATAAATAAATTCTATGACAGTGAATCAGACTTAACAGCAGTATTAGATGATAATTATGTTGGTTCATCATCAGCTCTTTGGAAATATGCAGCATCCTCAGAATTTGCTCTAGTAAAATCTTGGTATGAAAATTCATCACAGAAATTAACTCGTAAATCAGGTTGGGATGTAACAACAGATGGCTCAGCAACAGTTACTCACAATTTAGGAGTAGTTCCAACATCTATAGTTATAACTCCTAGTGGTTCAATAACTTGGGCTTATGCAATAAATACATTAACAACAACACAATTCACAGTATCGATATCAGCTGCTGGATCAAGATGCTTTAGCTGGCGTGCCGAAGTATAATGTGTTAGTATATAGATTGGGTAGCAGTTTATATACTGACATGTAATTAATAGCTTTGCTGCTATCCATATAAATCTATATGCTAACTTATGTTTAATTTAATTTAGATTTAATGACTGATTGGTATAATTCAAGTTGGCCTTATCGTAAGAAGATTACAATAAATGGAGAGAACATTAGTGGAAACCATACAAACTTTCCATTCTTATTCAAGATTAATGAACCTGATTCAGATTTAGCATCTAATGGTGCATCTGATGGATCTGATTTCATATTTACTACAGATGATGGAACTACAAGAGTACATCATGAGATAGAGAACTGGCTTAATGGCTCTGGATGTATTTGGGTTAGAGTACCAACTCTTACTGATGAAACTGATGCTGATTTCTATCTTTATTATGGTGAGGGAACTGACCATACTTTTGATGC